TCAGATTCGTATGTCCCCAGTACAGCCTCAAGCATCGCCTTCTGGTTTTTAATGGACGTATCAGTGAACAGGTTAGATACCTTAAGAAGCTCAGGATACTCTGTGGCAAGCTTGGCAAGCTCAGAGACAGTGAGCGCAGTACCGCTTTTAAGCGAATCCATAGCGCTTACCAGACTGCTGAATTTCCCCTCCAAAGTATCAAAATCACTAAACAACCCGGAAAAATCCCAGACGTCAGGGTAATTGCTCCAGCTGACTCTTACCTCTTCTAGCTTTTCCAAGAGCCCATCAAATGTCATGCTGTTGGGCTCTGCCGAAATCTTATAATAAATATCCAGAACGTCATTTAATGAAAGATCGGCGACCATATCGCCATACTCGTCTTGCAGTAGATTCTTGGCGTGTTCGATTGCTTTTGATACATCTTCATTCAGGGCATCTGTGCCGGCCTCAATTCCTAAAACAGCCTTGATCTTAACTTGGACATCCTCATCGAATGATCCGATTTGCTCAATGAGATCCTTGACCTGCTCTTGATATTCTGCGACAGTTAAATCTTCGCCGTCTATATCTTTACCGGCTTGTAAGGCAAAGCCCACAGTAATTACATTTTTGAGATCGCCATTACCAGCTATAAAGTTGGTGAAATCAAGGATATCCTGCTTCATTTGAATGATATCTTCTGAAGTTGTATCAGTGGCAATCGTAAAGTTATTAATGTATCTGGCTAAAAAATCTTTCTGCTCGTCTGTGAGGCTATAATATGAGGTTAATAGTTGCGGGGATTGTTGCAATATTTGATTTAATTCAGCCGAGGAACTATCTACGGCGTTGGTGACTGACAGGATATAATTCTGTAAATCCTCAACCTGCTGATCCGAAAGAGCTTGCCACTCGTTCCCATACTCATCCGTGAAGTTTGAACTTGCATTGTTTAATATGGCACCGATATTCGATTCGATCAGTTTTGCGTTGTTCTGTATATATTTTGGGATACTATCATTCCAAAAATCATATTCAACGCCAATCGCTTTTTCAAGGTAATCGCTTATACGATTTATATACCCCTGTTCGAGTTCGCCACTATCTAAAATTTTTACTCCAGAAAAAGCTATTGAACCCGGAAAATCAATTGCCTTGATCTTTTCCTCAAGAGACGCCAGCATTCCATCTACAATTGTCCCCATACTATCATCAGAGAAATAGTCCTGAAGCTTAAGGCGCTGTTCCGCCTCCATTAATTCGATGGACTTTTCAAGCAAGCTATTCTTATTGGCGATTGCCTCGCCCTCATTGTTGTAACCGGATATCAGGGATGGGGATATACCCAGGATGGAGCTAACGATCTCTTGGTATCTTTTATAGTCATCCGTTGCAAGTGAGATATTGTTCCCATAGTCGTCAACGCCGGCAGAAAGTTTTTTAAATTCATCCTCTACCCCGTGCAGGGTAGATAAATTAGTCGAAATCTCGTCAAACGCATTGTTATAGGACGTCTTTAGGTCATCTGCGTCTTGGATTAATTCTTCGTTGGACTTATGTACGCCTTTAACCAGACTAATAATCATTGGGATAAGACTGATTACCGTTAATATCCATCCGACCGGATTTGATAATGCTAACGCCTTGAGGCTGATGTTAAGACCATCAGTTGCAACCTTCGCGCCAGTTGTTGCTGTGGCCAGCCCAAGTTTGGCCGCAATATTTGCATACTCTGCTTTGGAAAGCGCACCGGTTGTAACGGCATCCTGCAACTTCAGCGCAACGCTTTTCCGCTGGGCTAAGCTCAACGCGTTGTATGTTGCAATCGAGCTGGTCATAGCGGTCTTTTCTGCGATAAGACTGCTGACAAGCGAGTTCACGCCTTGCGCCAATTTCATCGATTTAATGAAAACAATCGATGCAATTACAGTGGGAATGAGCATGTTTATCTTTGCAAGCTCGTTGCAAACAGAAAGAATAGCGGTGCCAAAATCGATAGCAGCCTTAACGGCATCAGAGCCGATTAGGGACGTGGACAAATCTTCAAACGTTGCCTTGAAAACAGATAATTTACCCTCAATGCTTGCTAAGACTTTTTCATTTTCGCTCAGAGCGGAACCGGTGGCGTTTGCGGCTGTCTCAATAACGGCTTCCGCTGTTTCAAAGTTTGTAAGAAGAGCGGATACGACGTTGGAGTTGCGCTTGCCGCCAATCATCTCAAGTATATTTGCCTGAGAAATATCCGTTAATTCTTCCCACACCTCGGAAAGCTCTTTGATAATCTGATAAGTCGATTTAAAAGTATCGGCGTCAATCTGTATATCTAACTTGCCGCCAGTCAAGCTGAGCAATTCAGCCCTCAGCTTAGACACACTTTCTGCCATGCCATCGGTGCTTTCACCTGCATCTTCAGCCTCTGTTTTGGCGGCACGCAAGTACATGGAAACGGTTTTTAGGGCTGTGCCCACTTTATCGGGGTCTTGAATGACGTTGTTTGCCGTTGTAACAAGCGCGATGCTTTGATCCAATGAGTTGTTTGCGGCAGCAAGGGAAGAGGCAGAGCGCAAAAGCGCATCACCAACGCCTTTGGAGGAGATGGCGAAATTGTTGCCCACTTCATTAAATCTATCAACAATACTCATTGCATCTTCCGCCTCGATACCAAAGGCTTTCATTGTTGATATTAGACTCTCGGACGCATCGCTGATATCCTCAATACCATCACCGACATTTTTATATATTAGTGAGGAATCGGCGAGTGTAGTTGCCTCGTCAAGGGCGTATCCTAACCTTGAAAAATCAGCAGTAGCTGTAACCGTATCGGCGACAGTGGCGCCTAGCGTTTTTGCGCGAGAGGCTGCATTTTCAAGGAATCTGATGTATGTAGTTTCGGTTTCATTTGTTACCTTCCGAAGCTCAGTCATCGCCGTATCAATTTCTGTAACGGCTGAAACCATCTGCTTGAAGAAACGAACAGCAGACATCATGCTTCGAGTGACAAACGCCCACCCACCGAATTTTTCATATGCAGTCTGCAGCTTCTCCCATAAAGATTTCCCGGTTTTCCCGGCTTCCTTAAGGGTTGTGGTAAGCTGAGTAACATCAGACTTCGTATTATTAAAATCCGTCTTAGACATAGAGGTGAGCTGGTCTCCGGCATCCTGTGCGGCAGACGCGACTTCAGATAACCCGGCTCTTATATTTGTTAATTGATTGTACTGGTCGGTACCAATGATATTTTTGTTGTTCAGGATATAAGAGTCTATCTTGTCGTAGAGAACTAAAACCTGACTTAGTGTGGCGACTTCCTTTTTGCTGGCAGCTGCCTCGGCACTAGCCTTCTTTTCTGCCGCCTCGGCAGCTTTGCTCTGAGCGGCCTGTTCGCTTTGGATCAGTGAGATTTTTTGCTGTATGCCGATACCTTCGCTCTGGAGTGAACTTAACTCCTCGGCGGATAATGCGCTTCGAGAAGCACGCGTCGCTTCGACTTTTTGCTGCCAATCGTTGTAGACGGAAGTAATTTCGTTTATTGACGTAGTATCCGCAATCATGTTTTTCCCGGAAAGGCTGCTTTTGTAGGTGTTTGCGAGAGACTTTGCGATAGCATCGAGCACTTTCATCTGCCCTGCCCATGAAGCGGCTTCCGTTTTGGCGGAATCCATTTTTGTAATGACACCGTCAACTTCCGCAGACGTCTCTTTCAATGCTGAACTAATCCCGTCCGCACCAAGGAAATCAGATAGTCCGGTTATATTTACTCCGTTTGAGACACTCAAAGAGCTGAGCATGGACTGAAGCTGTTTCTTTACGTTATCGATGGCGGATGTGGCATCAATATTAGCGATCTTCAGTTTAAATTGTTTTTGGCCACTCAAGTTGCTAGTGATTTCTTTGAGCCCGGCAGAAAACGCACTCTTTGTTCCTTGAGTATCAAGGCTTAACCGGATGCGCCTCTGGTTTGTGTTTGTTGTATTGTTTAAGCTTCCGACGATTTCCTCAAGCTGGGATTTAATGAGCGTGCCGCTTTCGCCGCTAATACTACCGCCACCAAGCACGCCAAAGAGTACGGAGAGCCCCTGGCTATCTACTGCCACCATTCATCACCATCCTTATAAAGAAAAAGACATGACCGAAGTCATGTCTCATGTTTTAATGCGCTGTATAATCGCTGCCCAATTCGACGACGATTCCATATTTAGCGCCGTATGTTGCATTGAATTCTGCCACAGCGTCTTGCATAAAGCGAAGTGGTTCACGCTCTTTTTTACTTTGCACCCAAGCATATGTATCGCCGATTGCCGATTTATGGCTATTCCACCAGCCATAAACGTAGTTGCGAGCGTGATACCCGTTATTAAATAGAGCAACGATGTTGTCAATACCGTCGTATCCAAGATCATTTCCCAAAGAGTCGCGCCGCAACGCGCTTTTATCGAATTGGATCTGCACCTCGTAGCCTCCGTCCACCTTCTTAGGCGGCGTGCTCTTTAACGTGTTTCCAACCTGCGCAATAGAATCGGGTAACCTCTTTTTTATCATATCCATGAGCGCAGAGACCATTTCGGTCATCTCCGCGACGGTCAAGCTATTGGCTTTGATATACTCTTTCAATTGCCGCTTACCAGCCGGCGTTTTTATGTACTGGTGTAACATTTTTAAAATCTTATCTTCGCTAATCATCGCATCACCATTGGACAGGGAATTATTCGGAGGGGTCTTGTTTCGCGTGCTTTACGTACGCGGATACAATTTTGTCTTCATTTAGGCCGCTTTCATCTGCCGCGCTGAGGAGCGACTTTACATCATCTGCTCCAACGCCGTCAAATATGGAAGATGCTGTTTCACCCATGGCGCTGAATACATCAGCAAGCTCATTAAGCTTACTTCTGACCGCCACGATATCGGTATCGCACATGTACCTTATCTTGCGGTTTGCGGCTTGGCTGATTTCCTGAAGCTGCTCTTCGTTGATATGCTGCAGCACGACATTCACAGCGTCGGTACCATAAATAAGCTGGTATTGTTTCTCCGGGCTTTGGGGAAGGGTAAAGTTCGCATAATGCGTTAAAATCCCGCTTTTAATAGCGAAATCCATGACCTCCGGTATAAAGGAACCACTTTCCAGGAAGCAGAGGTCTGTGATCTCTTTTGAGAATTGGAACATCTCAGCCAGAGGCAAGGAGCGCTTAATCGTTATTTCCACGCCATACCAGTCTGCGGTTGTTATATCATTAAAGTGATCTTTGGCGATGCGCTCAAACGCATTAACAGATATACGCTTTTCTTTATTAGCCATAAGTAAATCTCCTTCAATCCATTTTAAATCTCGATGTTCTTAACATATATTTCGGTTCGGGGGTGCTCTTTGTCGTACTCGCATTGCAATGTGAGGATCTTGAGGTGTTTGCTGTCATCATCAATGATGAAGCCGCTATCGACTAATCCATCCAACATGAATTTTGGGACACAATTATCTGTGTCATGACGGATTTTGGTTTTAAAATATGAGACGAACACCATGTCGCACCCATTAATATTCAGTTGCGCATAGCCCTCATGTTTTATAAACCAAACCATAAAATCCTTCCATTTTTGTTTCAAGGCGTTCATCATAGGGCGCTTCATTATCATCCATTTGTTTATGCTCGGATGATGGGGGGCATCCAACGGTTTTTTCTTAGCCTTGGGGTGAATAGAAAAATAATATTGCTCATACTTCTCTAGCACCGAATCATCAATTACCAATTTTATATCTTTCAATGAACCACCAATATCGGGGAAGGGACAGTCAGCTGACTGTCCCTTAATCCCGTTTCAAAAAATTTAAGTGTCAATTTCATCAAGCTGCGTGCTGGAGGGTGTTTCTGTCTCCACAGGAAGTTCCTCAGCAGCCTCTTCATTATTTGCAGTGATTGGGATATCGCGCTTGCTGCTCTTACCCTTACTCTTCTTGATTAATCCACGCGATTCGTTTACTCTGCGTAAATACTCAGAACCGCACTCCGGAGAACAGGCGACTTCTTGCCAGTTAAAAGCGGTAGAGCCATTCTTTGCGCTGCGGCACGCCTCGTAGGACGCACCGCAGATTCTACAAGTTTTCTTTACTGCCACGATGTTTCACATCCTTTACGCGTCGCCTTCGTCTGTTCCGAAAACAGTGTAAGTAAAATATGTGCCGTTTGTTCCACACGCCCCGGCAAGAGCCTCGGCCTCAAAAGCGTGTACAGTCTGGTTGTCACCCATCGCCAGCTCGAAGTTGCCGTCAAAGTCGGCTTTCGAGATATAGAACTGAATATGATATGTGTTGCCACAAGTATCTTCGCCGAAGGCATCGATATATAGAGTACACTTTTCGGAATAAGTGTCACTCTCATTATCAAGGACGCTGCCCTTAATCTTACGCGTGTAGAACGCAACGATCTCAGTCCCGTCGTCGATTTCACCAGCGGAAAACTCGATCTCTTTTGTGGCCGGGTCATAGGTAAATACGCCAGCCGCTGTCGCAGAGCCCTGAGTCAACACAGTGCCGAGAGTGCCATTCGTATTCTTAATGTAGATGGATTCGATTTCGTTGCCAGCCGTACCAACCGCAATGAAGTTCGTTGCGGATTTGTCGCCAGTAACGGTAAGGTAATCAGTCCACTTGACCGGAGTGGCCTTCTCTTCAAAGGTGCCACCAGTCTGCAGCTCCATCAGACCTGCCGAAACAAGACCATTGGTGCCACTAATCTTAACGGCTTTATTCTTTTTCAGGGAGTTTAACTTTCGTCCCTGCTTGCCTGTAATGTCGGTCTTCTCCTGGCTCTGAGAAATTGTAGCACTCTGCAACTCGTCAAGCATAAATTTAAAAGCACCTGTTACAATGTCAAATGCAGTGATAGTTTCGATGCTGGTGATTGTAATATCGTTGGTGTTGATATTCATAAAAAACCTTCCTCCTTTATTTGTGAGTGATCCAATTCAGGTCTTTGGGATCTAAATCTTTTGCGTTAATCGTTCCGGCATAGATGCCATGCATTCGATTATCAAAATCGATCTTCTTTATAACCTGCTGGACGCTCTCGTTAAATTGGTATATTGTCAAATCGGGTACTTTACTGAAGTCGTAATGGAATTGCTCTGTGTTCACAAGGGCAACAATCAGCTCTTCTAGCTGAGAGGACTCAGTGCAGTTTTTCCTGCGCCTCATTTTTTCCCTGGCTCTCTGGAGCATAAATCTTTTGGCTGCCTTGTTCGCTGGGTTTCGCCTGTTTCGTGTTAAGTGGTGTATTGTCCGGACGGCTTGCGCTATTTGATTATGTATCCCACGGTCGATGACGATGTTTCGTTCCGTATCCCGAAGGACGATCATGTTATTTTGAGTGTTAACCACCGTTTGGAATGCCGCTAAGTCAAGGGAACCGAAAATCAGTGATGTATCCCATGATTTCAATTGATTGAATATCAGTAAAAACACCTCATAATCATTGATCTCGGTGAAGTCGATGCCCATATCGTCAAGTTGAACCATCATGTCGGCTGGTGTGGCTGTAATTAAAGACACCAGGCTATAATAATTTTCTTCTTGTTTTAATACTTCCCCAACGGTAGGTATTGCTATCTGGATCGAATCATTAACAGGATACTGGCGTTCATATAACAGATTTCGTATCGGCATTTAACCACGCTTCCTATTCGCAGGAATTGGTTTATTCGTAGGAGAGAGCCGATTAAAGTCTTTTGCGTAAAAAGTGAGGGTTCTCCCCTGATAGTCTGTGATTGGAGAGAATCTCTTTACGGAATATAAATTCAACTCGCCGAGTCCATACATCCTGCTCCCATTGATAACGCTTGTAATTTCAGCTGCAAGTTTGTCCGTTCTCACGCCACCCTCTGGCAGGCGGATTTTGCTCTTGTGGGTAAATACCCATATGTAAATGGCCGGATCAAGAAATGTTTTATCCGTAACCTCCCTAATATCAACCTCGCAGCAGATAAAAGTTTTCGCCTGTTCTGTTACGTCCGGAACATATTCAAAGGGAAACACCTGGGTGTAGACGAGGGAGTCAGCAGATGTCTGTGATTGCGCATCGCCAGATAAAAGAGAAATAATTTTTTCGTTTGTGAGTATATCCTCCATAAGCTGATTTTTGTAATCAAACAGCTCATCTAACCCCAAAAAGGCTTCACGGCTCAAAACCACACCTTCTTTCCGTCACTAAGCGATTGCTCCTGCTCCGCCTCGGAGGATTCCGGTGTGCTGCTACTGCGCGGAAAATATTTGTAATAATCCGCTATATGTAGCTCAAGGTTATCGTCATCCTCTGTGTTCACTTCGGTGAGAACAAAACTCATGACACCATGTCCATTGTACACACCGCCAAGCTTAAACGGCTTGGTCAGTCTATAAGCAAGAACGGTGGGAGAGTTGTAATCGTCAATGAGGAAGCGATTATTTCTGTTTAGCTGAACCGTATAGGAATCTCTTGCTATCATCATGGAGATACGGGTGTCGCCAAGAGACATGCCGTTATCGTTATATGAGCTGATGGTTTCACCGGTCAGATACTTTGTACCGTCCGATATGATGCACCAACGCTCAACGATAGTGCCATCTGATGCAATCCATCTCAAAAGATAATTACATTGCTGCATTACGGCTTTTTTATAAATCTCATTGTTTACATCCTCACCGATAACAAGCCATCGGTTATCTTGCCACTCCACGAGGGCTCCGTTCAAGATATCCTCCCCGGGTAATGCGCATAGTGTCTTGATGTCGAGGTTGTCGCTGTTTATAACGGCAAGTTGTCGCGCGACGCCATCAACAACGACTGTGTGATATGATAGAGAGGACGGAAGCTTTCTATTGATATAGCGCTGTTCGCGTTGCAGACGTGCATCTCTCAGGGTTGTCCCCTTCGCGTCCAGTCTGGACTTATACGAATCCCATACATCCAAGCTTACCCCTCCTCGCCACTGATAGCTTCGGCGTACCTCGCTTTCAGCTTATTACAGATTGATATTGCTTTGAAAACCTCACGTCTGAAAACCGCGACATCGCTTTCCGTGTGGTCAATTAGGTATTGCAATATCGAAACGAGCGACAAAAGCATTGGGTCTGCATTTATCACCTCGATTAAAGCTTCGCACCCAAGCAACTCCGCCTGTAGGCTTTCCATATACGTCTTTAGCGATGGCTCTTCGCTTTCTCGAATGGGGAGAATCTTAAAGAAAAGATTAACGAGATTGCAGAGATAGTTTCTCAAAACGGTTGAATCAAAAGGTGTACCTCTTTTTGTTCGTATTGTCATATATGAAGCACCGTTAAATCACCATGATTATAGGAGTAATCCCGTATCATATTGGTAAAGTCCTTCTTCGCCATTTCATAAGCTTCCCTGACTCGATAAAGCAGCTCAGCGGGAGAATAGCTACTGAAATCTTTCGTGTTTAAAATATTCTGAAGATTCTCCTGTTGATACATATATGGTTTCATCCACTGGACAAGCATTCCTTCCGAAACAATGTCCACAATCTCATCCATATCTTCGTCGCTTATATCGATGTCAAAAGTACGGATCGCGTCATCCCTGGTTGTAGACAAATCATATTTGCATACATTCTTGAAGGCGGAAATAGCTCGCCGCATATAGCCGTCAATCACGCCATTGCGCGTATAATCTTTAAGTGGGAAATCGTAATCCACCACTTTGTTTAGGAACGCTTCGGCAAAAACGTCATAAGAAACGCTCATCATTCACGCTCCTTACCGCTCTATCAATTCAACGCCAAGGATGTCCTCTAACGCTGTAATCTTTTTATTTGAGTCGATAGCGCCCTCTGTAATCAATTGTTTTGCGCGGTATGTGACAGATTTCTTTTGCCCTGCCGATAGGGATGAAATGATATCTCGCATCTCATCAACATCATCTGCTTCAAACAAGCTATCAAAATCCTCGATTTTTAGAGCAAATTTGTAATACTGCTTCATACCAAGATAGTCAATAATCTCGGGATCATCAAACATCCACCAATTATTAACAAAGAAGTCCTTGCAATAACTTTTGGCGCTTTTTAATTCAGAAAGCTCCATATCTTGCTCTGAACCAAATTCATCCCATATAAAGCGCTCTCCCGTTTTCTTGCTCCGATAAACCAAGCGCCCTTGAAATCCATTCCGAACAGTAACGATCTGATTGGGGTCAAGGGACTTGGGGATAATAGTCTTGCACTCCGCCTGGGGACTTTCTGTAATAATGGTTTCGGCAGCAAGATCCGCCGACGTGGATTTCTTTGTTTTTCCTGTGTTTTTTGTAGCCATATTCCCCTCCTTTAGTTCAAAGCGGGATCTCCGGATGGAGACCCCGCTTAATCTATTTACTAAATTTACTTAAACAATTTCGTAGCGACCGATGCCAGCATTGCCGCCGGCCAGAACGATACCCATACCATATTTCTCGCCATATAGGTAGCGCTGCGTGAGGTCACCGTTAGTCAGCGGGTCACCCATGAGCATGATCGGCTCGCCCTCATATACGCACTTGATCGGCTTATCATCGCCAGCAATAATTGTCAGCATATTGTCTGCCAGGACAAAATCGGTAGAATTGATCTTATGGCGCTGCGGCGTCACGACTACCGGAGTCCCATAGAACTTGCCGTAATAGCCAAGGTTGTAGATGTCGCTCTTCGAATCAGTCCCCTGGATAGAGGGGGCAAGGTTTCGTATGCCCTTCTTAGTACCAACGATCGTAGCAGATTTTCCGCCAGCGGCAGCCTCGACATGCGCGATGAGGTCAAGCAACTCGTCCTCGTCGTAAGCACCTGCGGTGGGGAAGTATGTAACGCCGCCGAGCTGATCGGCGGTTGCAGCGCTCCAGAGCATATAGATATCGTTCAGCAGCTTCTGGCGGAAAGAATCAGAAACAGCGGCGATCATCTTATTGAAATCCACACGGCCAGAAAGAACGCGGTTGAGCTCCTCGTAAATTTCGATAGTCTTCAGCGTAGTGGGGATAGAGGTTTCACTTACTCCGCCCAGCCGCTGACGCCGGATACCCTGTGTTCCATCCGCAGTGTCGGAAACAATGAACATGGTATTGTCTTCGACCTCGAATACGTTCTTGTCACCCTCGGGAATATTGCGGAAGTCAACCAGAGCGTTGAAATATTCATCGCCCTGCAGCCCTTCAACAACGGTACGACTCAGGATTTCCTCAACCAGCGCGAACAACCCGTTACATTTGCCATCGCGAATATTCTTGTAATTCAAAACGGTGCTACCACCGTTAGCCTCAACCAAAGCCTTATGCAGCACTTCCATGGACTGGCCTACGGAATATTTCTCGACATTGCCGCGATATGCGTCAACGGCGACCTTTACAATGTTTGTCATATCAGCCATTAATTTTCCCTCCTTTATTAAACTTCAGTTTTGCCAATGCGAATCGTGTAATAAGTGTATCGCCCAGCAACTTCAACATCAGAGCAGGTGCCAAGGCCGCTCCCGGTTGCGTCAATCTTGCCATTAGCCCCGATACCAACACTGTCGCCCTTAGCAGGAACGATACCGCCAACAAATCCTTCTGCGGTTACAGAAAACGAATTGCGGCTGCGAGGGATATATCCCCGAACAAGACTCCCGGCCTCGTTGATAAACTCGTCGAGGTTCTTCTTGCGTTCGTCATACATCACCTCAACACCAGCAACAATTGCGCAGTCGTTCAGGTCATCGCCGGCAGAGGCGGCGATGGCCTTCATAACCTCACGCTCACCGTCCTCATAGCCCTCCAGTTTCACAATAGCGCCATTTTCTACTTCCGCCTTTTCACCGGTACCATCATAGAAACGGAGAGATACCAGGTCGGCGCGGTTGCTCGTCCCACTCATTAGATCGGTGCGAATAACACAATATTTATCTGCCATTATTTTTTCCTCCCTTAAACTTTAATCTGTGCTCTCAATCCCGTACTTGGCAAAGATGCCGCCATACGGGTCAGTAGCTGTATTACTTTTTTCAATGGGCAATTTCGGAGCCTTAGTCTGCAATGAGAATTTCCCGGATTGCTTTCTACCTCGGATAGAGAAGCACTTTTCCTCTAAATCATCAGTAGAATATTTTTCACAACTTTCACGCAGCGCCTCAAAAGCTTCGATACCAGCCAAATCTTCAAACTGAGCAAAAATGTCTTCACGCGCTTGCGCCATTGCACTTTGCTCAGTCTCGTCCTTAAATTTGCGCAAGCTATTAAGCTCACCCTCAAGAGTGGCGATAGTGTCCGAAGCGGTCTGATACTTCTCCGTCCACTTTGACTCGCTATCTGCGTACTGCGTGGATATAGCAGAAAATACGTCCGCAAAGGCCGCCTGCTGCTCACCCTCGTCGAAGTCAACGACAGCCATCTTCTTGCGCTTTTTGCTATCAAAATCAACAATTACATTGTCGCCGTTCATGGAGTAAGAAAAGCCATAAAGCTTCCAATCCTTTTGGTCGTAGCAATATACCTCCATTGCCTCGCCGTCATAATCCATATACCAATAACGGCTCATTTCTCCGAAGCAGGTCTCTACAGTTTCCTTACTCAAAGCTTCAGTTAACTCGCCTCTAAATTGCTCAGCCAACGCAAAAGTTTCCTCTACACCAGCATCGTCGTCGTTCTGGTCAGCGGGCTGCTCTTCTGGGTCGCCAACGGCAGCAGCCGTAATCGCTTCAAATTTTTCGGACAACTCTTCCAATGTAAAATCCTCTATACTGAAGTCCAGCATATCCTTGCTCAGTCCATACTGAGCCATAAGCTCTTTTTTCTGATCCAATACTTTGTTCTCTCCTTTCGAATAATTTTGAACGCTATCCTTAAATTCACGCATCATATCGTCAAGTTGCGCCTTGAAATCTTCTTTTGAAAACATCAGCAATGACGATGAAGGGAAACATGGCTCAACGGTACCCAACAGACAGAACGCCGTGAACTCGAAGTTCTCAATAACAAAGACGCCATCTTTCATGGTGCCTTCCTTTATAGATATCTCCATTGATTCCTCTGTAATGCCATTCGCTTTTATTTTTTGGTATGCCTCTTGGCGTTTCCAGAGTAATACATCCACGCAAAGGTATTCATGTACCGACCCGTCTTCTTCTTCGATATTTTCCCAATATACTTGGCTGGACTCAGGAATAATCCCCACTGGCTGTGTGACGTTTATTATCTGTAACTGCCCGTCTTTTTCTGCAAGCTCAAGATCATGCCCGCCAATTTCATCGGTTTCTCTGTCATATCTGCAAACGACTGGGCAGTTATATATGCTCTGCATACAACGCTCAAATGTTGCTTTAGATATGTAGCTTCCATTACGGTTGCCGTTCGTATGGGCAACCCTTAGAACCCCGCTATCAAAAGATGCATTAGCCTCACACAGCTTTGATAAAGAAGATGAGTAGGTTAGGTTCATAAATGTATCAATACTAATCACCCCCATAGGCTCAGGCACATGCACCCATCACACTGATGAGCTTATCCTCACTGCCTTTGCAAAATAATAAGACCCGCCAAATCATCTGGCGGGGCACTAAAAGGTCAATGTGTCAGATAACACATAGCCGGTTTTCGCGCAGGAAAAATCCCTGCGGTCTTTGTTCACGAAGACATATATCTTCTTATCGTCATCGCTCTTCAGTAGTTCATACTTCATACTAAGAAGGGTGTCGCGTGCATCCACGTCAAATACATAAATAAAGTTTTGCACCGCAATCACCTCCCTTATGCATCCTCACGATTTTGTTCACCGCTTTCTGTCAAATCATCCACGTCTTTTTCTGGCGCTCCGCCCTCATCGCTGGCCGCAGCGCTATCTCCGCCTTGTGTTGACGAACTCTGCAATGGGATGAACGTGTCCTTTATGCTGAGAACATCATTTTCTAGGAAGTTCATGCTGTCCATTTCAGCTTGGCCTAAGCCTTGCGACGCGCAGTAGAACGATACCATTGGGACGCCATATTGACATGCCTTCAAATAGGTATCGCCCATCTCTTTTCGATTCCAAGGGCTACAATCGAGAAAAGTCACTTTAAAACTTTTTCCATAGCTTTGTGATTGAATGTAACGGTTGACCATATCTTCGATACTTTTGACAATGCCAAAGGTAATCGCCTGATCCGCCTTGATAGACAACGACAAAGCGTTCGCCGAAGCCTTGCTATTGTTAAAGAGAAGGCTAGACACCCCGGCTGCGGTAAACAGATTTTGTTCCGCATCGGCAATCGTATTCGTATCGCCTGAATTAGATTTTTCAAAATCGATTTTCTCTATTTCCATTGGAGACAGAACTGAGCCGACTTCTTCAGGAAGAACTGAGTCGAGATTCTTCCAAAAGTTGACCGCCTTATCATAATCAGTTGTCCATTCTCCGTCACTATTGACGCCCAGATTCATGACGAGTATTGCATAGTTTTCTAGGGCGGTCTTCGTCATTTTTAATTGCTTATAATCCTCGATATCATATATTTCACGAAGGATGCCGGCAAAAGGCGGAATAGAGTAATCAAGGATGTCATTGTTGCACTTTATAGCAAACGAAGTCGGGGAGTCAAGCTCTTGCCATTTTGCGCCTCTGCGATTCGCTTTATAGACATCATATTTGGCTTGAAACTCTGCCGGGTATAAGGCGAGATATGACGAGTTACTATCGAAATAGGAAAAATTGAACGTAACGTTTAATACATTCCCCTCAATTGCAGATATTTTGCAATAATCAGAAGGGAGCTGTTGAATTGTGATACTGTCATTCGTTACCCATAACGTCCCATAAAAAGTATCCTCTCGTAAACAGACCGTTAGAATCTTCGGGAACTGTGTTCTAATACTCATAGCAGAAAGTGAATTCAAAACCTTACGGTAGTTTCGGTTTACCGACTTCTTGTTAGCGCTCATCGGATCGACGCGATATGGAGACACTACATATGACAGATCGGAAAGCGCGGTAAAATATTGAATCAGCCGCCTGAAATGCGAACTAGCGCCGTAGATGTAAGTGACCGCCTTACGCAACTGCGATTCATAAGAATACGGGTTCGAGAGATATGTAGTAATTTCATCTTTCGAAAACCGCGAGAATGTTGGCGAGGTGTATGTACCGTTCAAGTCTCTTGTGATGAGCTTGTTTAGGGCTGCGAATCGTTCAGGTAGCCTAACATGGCTGAAATTCATTTTTGGGGCAGATGGCACCTGCGCGGTCTCGGTCAATGTAGGCGAGGCTCGCGCGTTCGTTGTTTTGGCTTGATTTTTCTTTCCTCTGGATTTACTCAATTAGCATCACCGCCTTTCTACTTGATTTTGGGAGCGCGAAACATAAGCTGCTTACTAAAATCTATGTCGGCATTATCATGTTTTCGCATCTTGCCTTCGAGCTGCGTTGCAACGTAGTAGTTGTAACTTAAGCTTGAATATCTATCCTTGCGCATACCACTTTTTTCGAAAACTTTTACCTTGCCGCCAGACTCATCATGCTGGAGCTTTACAAGTTCATTGATAAGAAGTGTTGTATGTATGTACGGCATTTGCAGACTAAGCTGCTCCGATTGGCTGAGGGACGCATACCCTCTCATCTCCCCAAGTAAGCTCTCAGCATCGTACTCTGTGACAAGCAATCTGATTTTGCCGCTACGGAAGCCCTCACGCAAGAGCACAGCACACTCCGAGTTCAGTGTTGAGTTAGCCTTTATCGCCCAGATAACTTTCTCAGCGCCCTTTACTGTGCAGCGATCAGCCATCTCTGGGTTGTTATAACAAGAGAGAGCTGGGTATATTTCTCCGCTCTCCGGGTCTATTATCTCACGCACAAGCGCGTCAAAGACGCCAAGACCGATGCCGGAGCAGTCAAGCACGATGTAGTCGCACTGGTATTCTTCGTAAAGCCTCCGTATCATCAACGCCTGATCTTCAGTATGTAGTCCCTCAGACGCATCGCAGTAAATGATGTTACTTGAATATCTACCCACTTTAGACGGCAGGAGCTGGTTAATAAAGATTGCCGATGCGTCGTTGTTGTTCTTTTTACTTGACATCAACGCTATATCCGCAGATAAGACGCGCTTTTCACCGTTCTGTTTTGGAGCAATGCGAACCTTTTGGTTATTACCCAGCTTGGATGCCAGCTTGTCCGGCAGCATGGGGTACTTGATACGGCGGTTCTTGGAAATGGAGTTGAAGTCGAAGAAGGTGCCGTCTGAGTCACCGAACCAAATGCCCTCCATCTCCATGCCCCACTTTATTTCACTAAAGTCGGATTCCGACATCTGGTCGAGTATCGTTTCTTCCATCATCAATCCACAGTCTAACGCTAATTGGTACGGAAGATCGCATACAAAACTTTTTGATACGCCAGTTACCATCGCCTTAAACTTATCCATTGTGCGGTCATAAGACCAGTGGTCTTTGAAATAGGCGGACGACAGATAAAAAGTTTTATTGGGCTCTCGATATTCCTTCTTATTCTTATACTCTGGCAGTTTCATGAACCCCGGAATACGTGGGTTGCTTAAAAACTTTCGTAAAACAGTATCAATAACGTCTTTAGGTACAAGTCTAAACTCATCAACTAATACAATGTTAGCACGATTAGAACGCGCCGTATCACTAGATGTTACCACTTTGATATAGGAAGTATTTTTGAAAACGATCTGCGCGTTAGTGCCATTTATTTTTGTCTGTTTATCATCAATTTCATTAGCCAGCTCTGGAGAGTCCGGCTTCAATTCCAGTATTATTTTTTCTAAAACATTAATACCTTGCCCTCTTGTTCCGGACGCAATGCAAATTTTAGTACCCGGATAGAGGATACATCTTACGCAGCAGAACACGGCACTGAGGTATGATTTGCCAAGGCCACGCGAAGCAATAAATACAAATGTATCGCTCCAGTTCATCATTGCCAGGAGAATTTTCTGAAAAAGATGAAGTTCAATATGTAAGTAGTCGTATGCAAAACGATGCGGGTTAGCACGATAATATGCAGCCCACCTCGCGATACCCTCAAAGACGGACGCGTCTTTTGTACTCACTCTGACTCACCGTCCTGCTGGAACTCACCAAACACATTGTTCAGCAGTTCATCATCTTCTTCATCCACGAACTCTGGGTGCTCTACTCTGAGCCGTTCAATCTCCTTTTCATAAAGCTTGCTATATGTATTCTTAAGACCGGCTGCTTTAGCCATATGGCCGTAATACCATACGGTGATATGTTTAATAATACCATCAACATCCCTGAACTCTGGATCAGGTTCAGGAACAGGTCGAGTATTCTCCCACTTCCTGATGCCAACTCCAAACGGCATGTTGTCGAGCTCGGCGTCTAAATCATCATTCTTCCTCTGCGCTGGCTTTAAGTTCGCACTTCCAAGTAAGGTATTTAAGGCATTAACGTGCTTGTCAATAGGCTTCCCGGCAGCGCTATCCCTGTTAATCGTGGTCTCAAGAATGCAGATTTGCTTATAAATAGCCCGCTCGCCCGGGTCTAGTGTACCGAGCCCAGTTGTCCAGCTACTGTATTTTTGCTCTAGCTCAGCATAGAAGTCTGGGCTAAACCCAACGCCCCAGAACGCTATAACTTCTGGCGCTACCTCAGCTACCTCAGTATCTTCATCAATCAAGTCGAGCAATGCATTGTGGCGTGCAAATATGCTCGCATCGTCCCAAACGGCACCTCCCTCGCGTAGCGTGTCGTCATAGCACTTGCCGGCATACCTGATACTATTGGTCTTTGAGATATAGCTGGTCATCATCGAACGTGTGGTATTTGTTCTTTCTACGCTATCGAAAATCGACTGGCTCCAATATAGATCAAGCTTCCGGCACATTTGATGGACAGCGTTCTTGGCATCTTGTGATTCCTGAAGATACGCGTTATATAGGCCATCAACGCACTTCATACAATAGGGCATATATCCGCTTCCCTTATACAGGGTGCCATAACTTACAAGAAAGTTGCCCTTCTTCCTACCAAACGCATCTCCGCATTTGCAGCAAATATGATTTACCCCGCTCACTTCAATGCCCGCCATTACACCTCACCACCCTTTTTGGATAGCTCCCATAATTTAACGGCCATGCGAAGATTTTTACCGGGAGAAAACTTAGGGACATAGCGCTCCTCTACCTTTACACTCTCATCAGTGCCGGGTATGATGGTGCTCCTTGCCGCTCTGTAGTGCGGCTCTAAAACGCCGAATCCATAGATGGAAATCTGCTCACCGCGTCTGAGCGCATCCTCGATAGTGGATAAAAAAGCATCGGTGATTACGGCAACATCCTGCTGTGTGTAACTTACGCGCTTATCTACCTGCTTCACATGAAATTTACATTCATTCCCGTCATTATCAGATATTAAGAACGTTCTTCTTGGTATAGTGACTGGCTTTCCTGCGCCCTCATTCTTCAACTTCTCGCAGGCATATTCCACTAACTCCTTTTTATTCATTTATGTTCTCCCCTTATAAATCAGACACAGACTTTGTGGCGTCCTTACGAATCTCTCCGTCGTCATCGAAGTATTGCGCAAGCTGTTCCTCGGTACTTATATCCTTGTACACGCGCACCATATCAGCACTATCCCAACCAACGATTTCCTGAATCACTCCATCAGGAAGACCCGCTCTTGCCAGATGGGTTGTGAAGTAGTGACGCAGAGAATGCCAATAAAAATCCTCGCCGGTCATTAAACTAAATGTGTTTGCCCAGCTATTCATCGTAGTCGGGTTCATCTGACTGGAAGGATTATTGGCGTCCGGGAACAACCATTCGCTCTGGACGCCGGCGGCACTGCGCTCATTCATCCAAGCGTCATAATATGGCTTAAACTTTTTTGCGAGTGTGTAGCAGTAGATGAACTTACCCAACCCAAAGCCCTTGGTCTGTATTGTGTCGCTCGTTTTGTAAAGAGCTCCACCGCACACGATGTTTTCATCTTTGAAGTCATCAACCTTGAACCGTAAGAGTTCAAGCTTACGTCTACCGCTACACATCGCAAGCGCCAAAAGACAAGCCTTTTTGTGATGACCTAGTTTGGTCAGCTTTTCAAGGAGGCTGTCAAGCTCTTCATCGCTCCAGACCGTTTTCTTGCGCACAGGCTGTAAGGCCGGATTCTCAATCTTCCTGACGATTGATTTATAATCCTTGAACTCCGGTTCATCATCCAGTATGTTAGATATATAATTGCTTAAGGAGGATATTGCGGCCTTGACTCGCCTAACGCGGGCGGGTGAATTGTTGTTTTCGTTTATAAGCCA